AAAACGGTGCTGATTATCAGCTCATACTTATCATCACAGCTTCGGTTATAGTCGTTGCGTGTGCGATAATTGCCGTAATACTGATACGAAGAGCGAAAGTAAAGAAATTTCATAACAGAAAGAAAAAGTAAAAAACAATTGAGGTATCTATGAACAACCGCAACAGACATCTGCAATACAGAAAAAGTATATACAGAAAACGAAGAATACGTGCTATCGTTATTCTTTGTGTCTCTGTCGCGGTACTTGCATTTGCACTTTTCATTATAATCGGAACTGTGCTTCATAAAAAGACGAAATCTCCTACACCATTTGAACCTGATGACATGTACTCCGATCAAGAGACAAGAGAGCTTGCTTCCGCACCTACAGTCGGGGCATACGCACTACCTCTTCTTCAGGATGGTTCCCTTTTCTCTGACAGATTGGCTTCTATTGGTGAAGATGCAAACGCTGTATGCATAAATCTCAACAGGCCTGACGGAACTTTGCTATACCAATCGTCATTTTCTGATGAAGTTAAAAGCTTCTCCGTTGCCGCAGATGCCTCATCATTATCCTCGACAATTTCAAGCATCGATCAGGACGATCTATACGTAACAGCTGTTTTATACATTCCTTCCTTTTCAAGCGAAAACGACCTAATGGAAGATATTGAGCTTTCCGCATGGGGCGCTATCATATGCGAGGCATTGCGTGAGGGTGTCGGTGACGTACTCATAATCGCCCCCGATTTTGAACCAAATGACATGGAAAAGCTTTGCGCAATAGCCGACAGAGTACATAACGCGGTAAACTCCTCTGTTATTGGATTTACTCTGACCGATTCAATACTGCTTGATGATGATAAGGTAGCATTGATAGACGAGTTAAATTCAAAATTTAACTATCTGGCTCTTAATACAACGGAACCCCAAGAGGAGGACGACCCATTAGAGCACATAGAGAAAAGCACTTCGGATATGCAGCTTGATCTCATGTATTATAAAATGAGAGTTCTTCTTCCCTTTTCCTCAGATGGTTCTATTCAACGTGAGTACATAAAGGCCATTCAAAAATATAATATCTCAAGCTGGCAAGTATTACCTTAAATTACAATGAATAAAAAGCACGACTTTTGTCGTGCTTTTTATTTTTTTTTTTGAAATTTGAGACTAAGTGGGACTCAGAGATACCTTTTGACACTTTTTTATAGGTTAAAATACACTTGCGTAACAGAGAGAAAGGAGGCCGCGCGGATGGATCAAGCACAATCCGATAAAAAAATCGAAAAATTGTGCGAAAGCGAAAGAATATTTGAGTATCTTAACGATTATATACTTTTCTGTTCCGAGCAATCTAAAAATTCAAAAGCGTTTTTTCCAAATCTTGCAGGCTTCTGCCGATATCTTAATACGAGTGTTGAGGATTTTGATACCGCGCATCAGGAATATCCCTCTGCGTGTAACAAAATACTTACTACGCTTGAAGATGAGGCTCTCAATTCAAAAATCTCACCAAATCTTCTATCAGCGTATCTGAAAAAGCGTCTGAAATATGATTCCCCCACAAAAGTCTCAAACGTTGATCAACTGCAGATACGTTTTGAACATGACATATTTGAGGACGGAGAATGAAAAACATACAGACAGTTACAATATCAGGCATACCAACAAAACGGCAAAAGGAATTTTTCAAATCGCGGGCGCGTTTCACGGCATACGGAGGCGCGCGCGGAGGCGGAAAGTCATGGGCGCTTCGAAGAAAACTTGTCGCAATGTGTCTGAGATATCCCGAAATATCCTGTCTTCTCATAAGAAGAACTCTTCCCGAACTAAAATCAAACCACGTCATCCCATTTCTCAGAGAATACGGTGGGATTGTAAGCTACAGCGAAAGCGAAAAGGCTATACTGTTTCCAAACAAAAGCCGCATCTCTCTTGGCTATTGCGCAACCGATAAGGATGCGCTCAGATATCAAGGTCAAGAATACGATGTTATCGCCATAGACGAGGCAACGCAACTGAGCGAATTCAGATTTTCAGTATTAAAGGCCTGCTTGCGTGGCGCTAACAAATTTCCCAAGAGAATGTATCTTACATGTAATCCCGGGGGGATCGGACACAGTTGGGTAAAACGAATATTCGTAGATCGTGATTTCAAAAATGGAGAAGACCCGGATGAATATAATTTCATTCCCGCTCTTATATATGATAATCCGAATCTATTGGAAGCGGACCCCGAATATGTTTCATCCCTAAACTCCCTGCCGGACAGGCTTAGGGACGCTTGGCTTTTAGGAAAATGGGATGTGTTTGAAGGGCAGTTTTTTCCTGAATTTGATCGATCGATACATGTTTGTCAGACATCAGACATTCCAAAACACACAAAGAAATTTATTGCGATGGACTATGGTCTGGACATGCTTGCCTTGCTTTTGGTTGGAGTTGATGAAGAGGAGAATTTTTGGATAATAAACGAATACTGTCGATCAGGGCTTACTCTTTCCGAAGCAGCACGGTGCACAGCGCTGCTTTGCGAAGGACATTCGGTTGAATTTGCAGTCTGCTCTCCGGATCTTTGGAACAGAAGACAGGACAGTGGAAGAAGCGGTTTTGAGATAATGCAGCAGATCAAGGGAATGCCACCTATGCTAGCGGCCGATGACCGAAGGATACCAGGCTGGCGGATATTACGTGAATATCTCTGCCCCGCATCCGATCATCCGTATTTAAGAATTTCCTCAAGATGCGAAAACCTTATATCGTCGTTATCTTCCCTACTGTGCGATCCAAACCGTCCTGAAGACGCATCTGATTCTCCGCACAAGATAACGCATAGTCCTGAGGCATTAAGATATGCGGTAATGAGCAGACTTTTTTACGATCAGGAGAGCTGCAAGAATGATGGATCAGATCTTTTTAAAAATTTCAAAATGCCCTCGTCTCATTCATTTTATAACTAAATCTTTATTCTCTGTTGCGTAATATGAGGTGGGAGCATAAAACTAGGAAAGGAATCATTATTATACTGAAATGTCAAAAGAAAATAAAACGCTTAAAATTCGCTTTGACGGTTTTAACGGAATTGATCTTAGAAGAACTCATTCAGGTGATAAAAGCATCAAGGACATCGTTAATTTCCGCATAAAAGATGACGGTTCTCTTGAAAAAAGATGTGGCTTCACTTCTATCTACACTCCGCTTATGCGAATAAGAGGCATATGGAGCGGAACCATAGGCGGTGAGTTTGTATGTTATCTGGTTGATGGATCTCGCCTTATCAAGCTTGACGTTGATACCAAAGAAACACAGGATCTTGGAAGCATCGGCAACAGTACGGGAAAAGTACACTTCTTTTTCTATCGTGATACTTTATATCTTTCTGACAATATAGGCCTATATCGTATTACACAGCAGGATGGCATTGATCCTATTGTTGGTTACGTTCCCTTGTATGGGAAGGAATGGGCAACCACCTTTCCAGGTGAGATATACGAGCCACTAAATCTTTTCAACCGTTACGCAAGAATAACCTACAGGGCAACGGAGGAACACACCAATATGCTTGCCACATCCTTGCCCGTGGCGCAAATTTATTCGATATACAAAAATGGAGAGCTCTTATCCCCCGATAGTTACAGTTATGATGCAGACGTCAAAGCCATTGCAGTATCGTCTGTAGATCCGGGAGACTTTTTTGAGGTAGCTCTACTATTTGAAGGGAATCTTCCCCAGAGTAACATATACGAATCAACACAAGCCTTCGTTTTCGGCGGAGCTCACAACAGCAGGATATTTATGTGGGGATCGTCCGAGAAAAATCTTGTCTTCGTAAGTCGCCACGTATCTAAGGAATGCTTAGATGAATCCGAAAGGATGTTCCCCGCTTGCGGTCCTATATATTTTCCTGAAGGAAACTGCGAGTTTACCGTTGGCGATAGCAAAAACAAAATCACTGCTATGCTGCGGCATTATGACAGACTTCTTATATTCAGTGACTGTGACACATGGGTAGCCGAAAGTAGTGACTGTGATAGAGAGGATATTCCCATCATGAGGATCAATACATCAGTTGGTTGCGTTTCGAATAACGGAGTATCTATGGGACGAAAAAACAGTCCTGTAACGATAGGAGCGCACACTATCCATTACTGGACCTCGGAAACAGACCGACTTGAAGAATGTAACGCTCTTCCTCTTTCAGAGGAAATAAACGAACGTCTCAGCAATGATTTCTTTGAAAATGCGATAATTTTCAAGGATAATTTCAGAGATGAGATATGGTTTCATCAGGTCGGCTCTACCGAAAACACATGGGTATACAATCTTAGCAGTAACAAGTGGGTTCGCTTCACAAACATTAACGCTTCTATGTTCTTTGCGACTAAGGATGATGTAGGCTTTGTCGCAAATGATCTCAGAGTATTAAAATTCACAAAGGATATGTATAAAGATAAGTATACGGGATTTGATCAATCTGATATAACAGCATCGCTGAAAACAGGAATACTCGATTTCGATACGGAATGCAAGAAAAGATTATCATCTTTAGCAATCACCGCGGATCTTGACGGAGGCTCCATACAAGTCAATATCGAATCTGACAATGGAAGCATAACATCAAAGGAAATCTTACATCAAGAGGGTGTTCCCTCCCATTATACAGAAGCTAAGCGTCTCACATCAGATAGGTTTTCGCACATCAATGAGATCACGCTGACTGCTCCCGGAAGTACACGACAAACGATTCACAAATTTGAGCTGCGCGCAAAGCGGCTTGGCCAATGAAAGGAAGAAAATGAGTTACAATAAAAATTATTCAATCAACAAAGCTTGGAGCCAATACGAAAGCGGAAAAGAATACAAGCGACGTATCGGTCTATATGAAACGGTACGAAGCAATGAGCGCTTTTACCGTGGAGAGCAATGGCAAAGCAACGAGGGAAACGGACTACCTCATCCTGTTTTCAACATAATACAAAGAGTTATCAATTTTCTTGTATGCTCTGTCGCATCGGCAAACATATCGGTGCGTTTTACCGATGAAAAGCTTGCCTTTGCGCACTCTGAAAAAGAGATAAAGCTTATTCAAAACGCTATATCCGTACTTACGGAAAATACGACCTACCGTTGGAAAGCTGACGGACTTGACAGAAAGATGCTTCAGGTGCTCACAGATGCAGCTATATCGGGAGACGGTGTTATATACTGCTATTGGGATGGTAACAAGAGAAATCCCCAAGGATACGAGGGAGACATAGTAACAGAGCTTATAGACAGCGTAAACGTTTTCCCTTCAGATGTCAACAAAGCGGACATTCAGTCTCAAGACTACATAATTTTGGCAGGCAGAGCTCCTATAAGCCGACTTGTATCAGAGGCAAGAGCATTCGGGGCATCAGAAGAGGACATAGACAAAATACTTCCTGACGAAGAATACCTTTCTCAATCCGGCGATATGGGCAAATATGAGCTTGAGGGACGTGATGAAGAAAAAACGACATACATAATAAAATTCTGGAAGGATAATGGCAAGGTCGTTTTTGAAAAGTCAACACGTAACTGCGTTATCAAAAGAGCACGAACAGATTGCTCCCTTTACCCTATAGCTTATCTCAACTGGACACCTACAAAGAATAGTTTTCACGGCACGTCTCCGATAACGTCTCTTATACCTAATCAAAAGTTCATAAACCGAGCTTACGGAATGGTCATGAAGCATATGACAGACACCGCATTCTCAAAGATAATATATGACAAATCTAAAATTCCCGAATGGTCAAATGAAGTCGGAGAGGCTATCGCAGCTTACGGTGGAGGAAATATTTCCGACACGGTAAGTGTTGTTGGTGTGGGCGAACTTCAATATGGATATATGGATCTCATAGACAGTGCCGTAAATCTTACGAAGGAGCTCATGGGAGCTACCGAATCGGCTCTTGGAAATATTGAGGCAAACAATACGAGTGCGATACTCGCGCTTCAAGAGACTTCAAGAATACCGCTGACTCAAGTCCGAACCGCATACTACCGCTGCATAGAAGAGCTTGCTGCCATCTGGGCAGATATGATGTGCGCATATTATCCGAGCGAACGTCTTATCCCTTGTTACACAAGAGACGGTATCACCGCACGAAACGTAGATCTTTCAGCAATCAAAAATGACGTACTTCGTGCCGAAACTGAGATAGTAGAGCTATCACGCTTTAGCTCTGCAAGTGTGCAAAGCATACTCGACAAGCTGTTTGACGGAGGTCATCTCAGCGCCGAGCAATATGTTAAGCGACTGCCCTCGGGAACATTTGTCGACAAAGACGAATTTTTACAAAATATGAAAAACAAAAAGAAAGATGAGGAGCATATATGACAAAAGCACAAGAACATATAGCAGATGAGGAGCTAGAACTCGATATAGCGGCAGATATCACCGAGGATCTGCCAAATGAATTAGATATCGAGACAGAGCATGAAGAAAACCAGCCCGAGGATGAGAAAATGACAGCGCAGGATGAGGAAAGCATATCCTCCCTCAAGGAGACAATTGATTCTCTAAAGTCCAAAATATCAGAGCTTGAAAAAGCAAGAGACACACAGGAACGTATACTCTGTGAGCTCGGTGATTTCAGTTCCCTTTTTCCCAACGTATCAATCGACGATATTCCCGAGTGCGTGTGGGATTCTGTAAAAAAAGGAACGTCTATTGCAGCATCATACGCACTCTACGAAAAAAGAATGGAGGCGGAGCGTATAAGGAGAGAGCAAATAAATTCTCTCAACGCTTCAAAATCGGCAGGTGCTGCGGGAAAAGATACCGCAAACGAATATTTCTCTCCCGAGGAGGTAAAAAAGATGTCTCGGGCAGAGGTACATGCAAATTTTGCAAAAATAAGAAGGTCCATGCAAAAATGGACTTAAAATAAAAAAACAAACAAAAAGAAAGGAATTTTATTATGGCAATTACAAATTTTATTTCTACAGTATGGAGTGAAAATCTTCTCTCCTCTCTTGATAGACGCTACATCGCTGTATCACACTGCAACCGTGATTTCGAAGGAGAAATAAAGGGCAAGGGATCTACAGTAAAGATTTGCGGCGTTGGAGACATCATGATTCGTGATTATACCAAGGACACCGACATGATCTATCCGCAGCCCCTTGAGGATACGGTTACAGAGCTTACTATCGATCAGGCTAAATATTTCAATTTCCAGATCGATGACATTGACAAGGCTCAAAGCTCTCCTAAAATAATGGATGCTGCAATGAAAGCAGCAGCAAATAAGCTTGCTGCCAATGCGGATGCTCACGTTATCAACATTGCAATGAGTTCTCCTCACAATCTTGTATACAATGACATGGAGCCTGAAACTATTATAAACGGAATTCTTGATGCTCGTACAAAGCTTTACAAAGCTAACGTTTATGACGGCTCGGAGATCTTCCTTGAGGTAACTCCCGAGGTCGGAGCAGCAATACTTAAGGCAAAGCTTACCCTCCCGAGCTGTGACCCCGATACAGTGGAAACAGGATATCTCGGTTCATTTGCAGGATGCAAAATATACGTTATGAGTAATCTCGTTCGCATGCCTACCGGTGAGGGAAATGATTATTACAGCAAGTGTATCATGAGAACTAAAAGAGCCATAACCTTCGCAGAGCAGATATCCGAGGTTGTAGCTTACCGTCCCGAGTCACGCTTTGCGGATGCTATCAAGGGCCTTCACGTATATGGTGCAAAGCTCATATATCCTGATGAAGTCATATCTCTCGATTTCGTATCACCATTGTAATTATGTCTGTTACTAACCGCGATATATATAACAACGCCTTGGGCATCATAGGGCAAAGCATCGATAGCGCTGACATATCAGATTATGAAGAACGCGCACCATATCTTATCGCTGCATTTTGCTGTATTGCAAAAAAGCTTGACAAAGATATTAGAAAAAGCGAAGGGCTTGAGGCGCAAAGTACATTCAGTCCCGTTTATCTCGCTCTTGATGGAAATTTTCCTCTATGCGAAACTTTTTCGACAACGGCTGCGCTACATGTAGCCGCAATGCTGATAGCCGATGAGAGCGAGGATCTTTCGGATAAGATATACGAGAGATATTGTGATAGCATGTCTACACTTATGGCATCATCAACGTACAGCAATGAAGAGATAGTTGAAAAATATTTTTTTGACTAAATAAAATTTTGGGGGACAGAAAATTCTGTCCCCTCTTTTTTATTTTTCTATCATTACAAACTTATCTTTTGAGGGATCACCAACGATATCCTCAATTCTTACACAATGCTTTTTAGCTATCGACCATGCGTCCTCGTCCCCCTGGATATAGCACACGGTCCACTCGTCCTTGACTTTTTCAAACTCCTCTTTAAAGATCGCTTTGTCTAACATTACCGCTTCCCCCATGCCCATGAGAGTACATGATACACATATCTCGCTATCTACCGCGAGAAAATCCCCATCACGCCTTGCCCTACAGTTTATAATTCCGATAACAGCGTCAAAACTGCTTATATCCTCATCGCAATCTCCTTCATATTTAAAAGGAATTCTGGCCTCACACTGACTGTAATCTCCATCCTTGAAATATATGATATTATATTTACAGCTTCCACGCAATGTAAATTTTCCGTCAACAGAAGCGGCTTCTTCAGCAATAGCCCCTCCTGTCACATCAACTACCTCCGCGTCTGTCGGAAAGCCCAATTCCTCAAGCGATACACGCTCACTCTGAGAAAAATTAAAATTTTTGTTTAAGAGTACCGTAGGTATATTTTCTGTTCTTGTAAATAACTCCGCAACCTGCTCTGTCGAATATATATCACTTGTATATACAACTTTTTTATTCTGACCCGTGCATATCTCAAGAACAAGGTTAGCTTCGATGTTCACACGTCCCTCATCAACACTCAGCGAAACGTCCGTAACCGTTCCGCACACTCTGCAAAGCCCTTCCTCTGAAATATCAGCGCCAACAAGATCGCTCTCCGCATCAAATGATATCTTCCTTATAACACAGTCACTCTTCTTATCCTCATCGTTGATTATGAGCATTTTAAGTATGACCTCACCATTTATACGAACGAGCTCACCGTCTATTCTGCAATCAACTATATGAACATTGCTGTCAGCAACAGCCACTCGCCAATTAGCATCGGGAAGCTGATATTCATCCTCAAGAGATACAACGTCTGAGCTTTCGCAAAGCATTTCCGCACACATAATATCATGAGTAAGCCTTTGAATGGTCGCCGGGTCATTTATTCCCTCGATCTTCTCATCGCTTGTCTTTTTTCCCCACGCATTTACACACGAACGAATGTGTGAGCGTATCTGAAGCTTTCGCGATGACGTAACACGCACTGTCGAGCTATCCGCTATGCTATGTACCATAACGGTAACCCCCTCACTCATCTCAAAATC